AATTCTATTACCTGCCATCTAAATTGTGCGTTACTACTACTGTTACCGTACCCTTTTATTGTTAATGTTGTACTATCTTTCAGCCATGCTATACCACCGCAATAACTATAACTACTATACTGAGCAGAAGATATCAAAACCATAGAGCGTGAAACATTAACGGCTGTAATCGTAGTATCTACTTCTTTATTTGCATTAACAGCACCAGATTGTATGCTCTTAATTATTTTACCTGTCAAATTAGCAACCGCTACGCCACTGTTCAGCTTGTCCAAATACCCGGCCCGCGTATTCGTCCACTGTGCCGTAGATAGTGCCGTGTTTGCTGGTGCTCTGCTGCTCACTGTGGTATCTAAATTTCCCGCCTTTGCCGCCGTCCAAGCTGCTGCATGGTCGGCTATAGCGCTGATAATGCTGTTCAGTTTGGCAAAGATATTACTGCCGCCGGCATCGCCTACTTTTTGATTGACTTCATCCAGGGTTTTCTTATCTGCAATATACTCTCTTGTCATGATAAGACACCCCCAAAACCTGCTTTGTTAAGGGATTCTGCGGCTAATCGCAGTACCCCCCCCCCCGATGGATTTTTCTGGTAATTCTTTTCATTTTAATTTCCCTCCAATAGACACGCAATATATTCTGTGTTAGCCTGTGTTTCAAAAATAGCCCGTTCGGCATCAGATAATTCCTGGGCCTGCGGTTCCGGCTGCGGCACCTCCTGCCAGATGCCATCCTCGTATCGTTTCCCCAATAAGGATTCATCATAGATTTCCAGCTGGATCAGGTGTGGGTCCTCTACTATGCCAGATAAAGAGGACACTGCAAAGCAGATGCCATCGTCACCAATTTGCGCATACGGAATATTTTCCTGTTTTTCTTCCATGATTTCTTCTGTCACTTAAAAAGCCTCCTTTATGCAAATTCTACAACTTGATATGGCACTTTTGGACTACTATTTATACTAGTATCTGTTTTCGTCGCTGTCACTGTTGTCGAATTGGTGAGAACCAAATTACAACTAGAACCACCCATATAACCGCTGGAGGAATATATCCCTGTCGCGCCGCCAAAAACAACAAATGCCTTTGCCGTATTAACGCTATTTATGGTGGCAGCTTTTGGCGTACCATCCGTTGAGACAACTATAATGCCTCGTTGGATACTTTTAATGATTTTTCCGTTGAGATTTGCCACTGCAACACCACTGTTTAATTTGTCCAAGTTGTCAAGTTTTGCCGCCCTAGTACTGGTCCACGCTGTCACATGGCTGCCTAAAGTGGCCAGCAAACTGTTTAACTTTGCAAAGACACTGCTACCGGATACCGCATCACCAGCATTGCCTACTTTGTTGTTAACGGCATCCAGCGTCTTCTTATCTGCAATATATTCTTTCGTCATGTTCCTTCCCTCCCTATAAATCTTCCACATATACTCCAGTATCGTCGATTCCTAACATATAAGCAATCTTGTCCAATTTTGCCTTATCTGCCGCAGACATTAAACCATCAGCAGATTGAGTTGCTAGCGAATACGTTGTATTATTATCTGCTCCCCATACGGCAGTGCCATCAGCTGACCATCTTAAAATCTGTCCGCTGGAACCACCGCTTGGGATATGTTTGTTCCCGCTAGTAGTTGGATGAGTGTATTTGTTAGCACCTGTCGCAATTCCGTCTAACTTAGTCTTATCAGCGCTGCTCATTAATCCATTAGCACTTGTTGATACAACACTATAAGTAGTATTAGGAGGAACTTGCCATGTACCATCAGAACGCAAATAACGGTTTGCTGCTCCTGTTGCTGGAGCTGGAACCAAGCCAGCAGTACCGGCGGTGCTCGTTGTTGCACCCTTCATATTAGCATAGGTTGTATTCGTACTTGGAATGCCCAATGCGGTAATATCCGATTTCGCTACAGCGGTAGCTGCGCTTACATGTCCCTGGGCATCCACGGTCACTTTGTACAAACCGCTGTTTTTTGCAGTGTGTGCCGGATGGGTATACTTATTAGCTCCCGTTGCGATACCATCTAACTTTACTTTATCCGCTTTGCTCATCAAACCATTGGCGCTAGTCGTTGCTGCACTATGCGTATGCGATTTTGCCGCAAAATTATTATTCAAAAAAGTTTTCAGGTTACTCAGAAAAAGGCTTAACCCAGATTTCCCTACAAATGCCATGTTGATTCTCCTTTCCATGAAACTGCGGCGGAAAAAACTATCTCCCGCCGCAGTTTGGATCATGCAAACATTGCATTGATTTCAGCGTCTGTGATTTCTTCAATGGTGAAGGTTGCGCCCAATGCATCCCATGCTTCGCCTGTCCAGCCATAGTTCATGCCGTCAGCTTCCACATTGTACACATCTCCCGCCGTCAAACCGGTTGTCGGCAAATCAGCATAAGCCGCCACACTGCCCCTGTATTTATATACATTAGCCAAATCAGATTTTTTTGCATAGTCGCTGGCGGCGCCAAAGGCATCTAATTTCGCCTTATCCGCCTTGCTCATCAAACCATTGGCGCTTGCAGTTGCAGCATTATAGGTAGTATCCTGCGCCGGGATGCCTAATGCTGTAATGTCTGCTTTCGCTGCAGCGACAGCGGCAGTCACATGGCCTTCCGCATCCACGGTCACTTTATACAAACCGCTGTTTTTTGCAGTGTGTGCTGGATGGATGTATTTATTCGCTCCATCCGCAATGCCGGCCAACTTTTCTTTTTCCGTGGTGGTATAATCGTTCGTAGATAACCCTTTTCCTGCTACCTTATCCACCTTGGATGTATCGCTCGGATGCACATGGTCCCCACGAGAGAAACCGGCTTCTACGCCGGCAGATGCGGTGCCATTCATTTTTGGCACTGTGCCGGATGCAGATACCCCTTCCGGTACATCATCCAGTGTGATGAATTCGCTGTCGTTGGTCAGCTCGCTGGTCTTTGTCGGCACTGTGATGTTGACCTTGCGGCTTGCAGAATCCGGCGTTAAATCGGTGCCATTTTTCTGTACGCCAACGATCACGTTCTTTTCCGCAACGGCCGGAGCATGATCTTCCTGGCTATGGGTATAGGCGGCATCATAATTTCCTTTCAGAGTATTGGTCAGATCATTGGCAGACAGGCCTTTTCCCGCTTCTTTGGCGACGAAATTGGTTTTAATATTTTGCACCAGAGTATTTAATTTTTCCAGACTTAAGAATTTAGACATTTTTCATAACTCCTTTTCTATTCAAATAAACGATTGATCTCCTCATCCGTGATCTCTTCAATCACAGCAGGTTTTCCCGCTTCCTGAGAGATTCTTTCCAATTCTGTTGTCAGCGTGGTCTTTTCATCAGCAAGATACACATTGTCCGCAACCGTAATCGGTGCGACCGGGACAATGGTTCCATCCAGATCCGCTTTCAAAACTGCTCTTTTTAGCGTCATTTCCACGCCTCCCCTTTTTCTAATAATTCAAACAATATTTTCCCTTCTGTCAAATCTTCTTTTCTACTCACTGCGTTTTCAATTGCCTTGGTTTGTCCCTCAACTTCTGCATAATAGCCTGTGTCACCTCCTTCACTGAGTTGTAGTATTAATTCCTTCGGTGCATTGGGATCGACAACATCTTCATAGTAAACACCGATCTCATCTTTGCCCCAACGGTATTTCGTACCATCATCGCCAAAGAAAAAGCCCATATCATTTACCTTTTCTTTTAATTCATTGATCGCTGCTACGATATTGATCCTGTTATCTGTTGTTAATTCCTCTAAATCGCCCACTTCTTCTTTTAATGCATAAATGCCGCTTTGATTATAGTTGATATGGATCTCTGCTGTACTGGACCATTTCATCGTGATCCGCACTTTTCGCAAGTAGGACGATTCCGTATTTGGTGGCACTGGAATTCCCGTTGTGCCCAAATTCGCGTAACAAAAAAGGATTTCGCCCAGATCGGGATCATGAGCAAATAGCCCTGTTTCCGTCCAGAGAAATCCTGACACAATATCCTGATTATTTACTTGGCACCCTACCAGCGCCGCACGATCTAACGGTTTCAAAACCGAAACCTCTAAGTAATTCAAAACCGGCTGGATCAAATCCCCCAGTTCTGTCGGTAACTGTGTTGTCAGCTTTCCAGAGCCGATGGCAAACCTAGTAAATTTTAAGCTTGCGCCTGCAATGGCTTTTGCCAGGAGCCGATTTCCTTTATCCGTTAATTCAAAATTGAAATCTAACGCCATGTTTTCCCTCCCTCTCTATGGTATCAGTACTAATGTGGAGTTGCACTCTTCCTGGCTTTCTGTGACCATGCCGATATAGAGATCCTGTCTGCCCGACACATTAATAGAAAGGCTTTCTAAATGGGAACGGGTATTTTTGGTAGACTGAATTGCAAGTCTGCACTGCTGCTCCATTGCTGTGTTGGCTAATACATTGCTGGTTTCTATCGAAAACGTGAACGGTCTTCCTCCATCTTCAAACCATTCTAATAGATCCGCATCGCCAAAAATTCCTATCATTTTTTCTTCTACGGCTTTCTTCGTCCCCGCTTTTAGGTAGAAAAACAATGCATTTTGTACCAAATATCGCTTTCTTTCTAGCGGCAATGTTTCATCATAGCCTTGAATGTTGAACTGGTTTGCCAGTTTGTTTAACATTTCATCCGGCAGCCTATTGACTACTGGATAAACCAATATTTGGTCTCCCATTTTTAAAAGATCTCTGAATTCCGTTTCAATGGCCTTTGATAGCGCAATATCATGGGGATCTTTTTGAAAATTTGGCGGTAAAAGTTGGAGTAATGCTACCTCATGTAGTTTAACCATCCTCCACACCACCAAATATCATTTCTTTGTGATTTAATCTTGCGATGCTGTTTTTGGGCACTTTCGTATAAACCGGACTCTGTATTTCCAGCCGGGCAGCTCCTGCCTGTTTACACTGCTTGATCAAATCGTCAGGATTAATATTTTTCCCGATCCTCGTCTGCAAATCATAAATAAATTGCTCTGCTGCTTTTTGTACTTCTACTTTAATCGTCTCCGCATTCTTGAGCTGCTCTTGTTCCAGATAATAGGTGAATTTCAGATCATACTCAACAGGTTCCGGTGCAGCTAAAATCACTTGATCCGTCAGTGGCCGGTAATCTTCCAAATAAACATTCAATTCCTCTAAGAAACTCTCTTCCGGGAATTCCCCATCAGCTAATATCAGGTAGATATTGACCCGTCCTGGCGTTGGACTTTCCGGTCTCACATCTAATATCGCCTGGCTATAATTCTTCACATGATAAATATAGGCAGCGTCCGGTCCTGCCACTGAATACCCTGTCCAGAATAAATAGATGCGTTCTCTCAAGTGCTTGTCTGTTTCTATTTCTGCACCGCCCTGCGTTTTTTCAAGGTTGCTTACGGAAAAAATATACGGTAACGGATCTACCAAATTATTGATTTGTCCGGGCAATAAACCATTTGCCGCCTCTCCTGCCTCCACAGCTTCCACCATCACATCAATTTGTTGCACCCCTGCCGGAATGACAACTTGTTCGATTGTCGAAAAAAACAGTTCCTTTCCATCTGAAAATCTTGTGCCGGCGGGAATAACTTCTGCGCTGGCTAAGATGGTCGATAGAACCAGCCGCATTTTTGTTTTCGCCTTTTGTGCCGATAATCGTTCCAAATGGAACCATTTTCCTAAGCCCTCCAGCATATCCCCCTCGGCATATTCCAGTAGATTTTGTTTTTGCTTATATTCGATCAGCTTTCTCTCCTGAAACATGAGCAATGCAATGGTATAAAGTTCGATTCTCACTGGATCGGCCGGCTTTAAGGTGATGGCCTCCCCAGTCTCTTCCAAATAGGTTTCTTGATAAGTCTGTATCATGCGTTCCAAAATTTCTTCCGCGCTAGTATCATACATGGCTTACCACCACCTGAAAGCATTGTGTGCCCGTTTGTTCGTCTGCTGTTTTTAGTTGGATATCTTTCAACCGATACTCCGGCTCATATTTCAAGATCAAATTGTGAACCTCCTCCATCAATCGGATTCTCGCCAGATTCATCGGCAGGTCTACCAGATCAGTCGAAATGCCAAATTCTCTGTCAAAGACAACCGTTCCCTTCGGGGTCGCAAACAATACTTCTAATCGTTTTATGACATCCTCCGGCAAATCTCCGCTGATCAGAAGCCGCATCGTTACCACACCCCTTCTGTATATTCCTTAAACTCCAGCTGCAATTCTCCGGCAATAATTTTCCCTTTTTGGTCTACATGGCTCCAAACCTGATTGCAATTTACTAACCGCCATTTCTCTACGCCGAAGACACCTCCGATGATTAACGTGCCAACTACGCCGCGGCGCACCATATCCAGCCACTTGTCCATCTCTGCTTTTGGCTCCACGCCAAACTGACTGAACAGCTGGATATTCATTTTAAAGGTTCCCAAATTTGGCCCAATAAACTCATCCAGCGGCTTATGTCCAATCACGGTATGTTCTTCCCAGTGCGCATCTTCAGAGCGTTCCATCCCATAAGGCGTCAAGACCTTATTGCTTGAGGTCTCAAAAAAAACACCGGCGAAACTGCCAATCTGTCCCATTAAGAGCCGCCTCCTAAAATCGTGCCGTGATAGCGAATATCGCCAAATACTTCCAAGTTCTTTTTAGTCGTTACGTTTTTCACGATCTCTAACTCGTCTTTCATGGTTGTTTTTCCTTCTATTTCTGCTTTCCGGTCTACCAGGAACTCATCTTTTGGCCGAAAATCCGCATTATAATACAGTCCCAGGCAAATCCCCGTTTCTAATCCTTCCCCTTCAAAAATACAAACCACCGGCTCACCCACCTTTGGCAATAAAGCCATGTTTGCCAAAAGCGGGATATAAGCCGATACGGTATTGTCTTTATCCGGGACGATAACGCTTACCGAATCTTTTTTGATATTTGATACGACTCCAAATCTTAGCACAAATTCACCACCCCATCACTCTGTAAAGCTCCAGTGTCATGCTAAACGGAAGCAAACTATAGCTGGCCTTTTCTATAAAATAGTTGCCGTCAAATTTTCCAAAGTTGCTTAACTGGATCGTCATCCCGGCCACGATTTTCAGATTTCCAATGATAGAAAGCGATATCCGAATCTCCTCTTTGTTGGCTTCCCGCAGTCTTGCTTTTGCGATCAATTCTGCTTCCGTCTGGTTCGTTACCATTTCGGCTGCTTCTAATATTTTTTCTTTTCCGCCTGCCTTTGACGGATCCTGAACGACAGAAGTTATTTTCTTATGATCGCTATCGCTGCGAACAATCCTGCAGGCTGTATAACCAACTGCTGTCTGAATAGAAAATTGTTTGACTTGTCCGCCGGTTCTGTCAATTTTGACCACCGGCATTTTATTCTCATACGATGAAAAATCGAATATCACGATCGAGTCGCTGGTCACCTTAAAGGCCAGTCCATATTTTTTACATAGTTCGCTCAAAAAATTCATATCAGATGTTTTGTTTTGATCTAAGCGGTCAACGATCGGATTGATCTGGCTATCGAATAACAGATTCAGATTATATTTTCCTGCAATTTCCTGCGCGATTGCCTGCACGTCAGATTTTTCCCACGCCTTATCCCTTGCGGTATCGCTAAAATTGCTGTCATCAGGCGTAGAAATAGCGGATAACGTTATCTGATGCGGCGGACCGCTATAAGAAGGCGTGTCCAGCAAAAACGTACCCAAATCTAAAATTTGCGTTCCGTCTTTCATCCAATTTTCCGTTTTCAGCCTGATCTTTAACCGGTCGCCTCTCTCTGGCCACCAACTTCGCAGCCATACCAGATCCCGATCCTCTAAAATAAGAGACGCATCATCTGCAGTATACGCCGCGTTATCATTCATAGTAAAACCAATCAACCGTTTTGATATATCTTCCGTGATATCCACGCCCTGATAAATCACTTCAATTCCAGCTTTTCTTGCCGTTTCCATGCGTGTGCTTTCACCTACTTCCACGGCGGCAGACCGCTTACTTTATTTTCTATAGACAAATTTGGAACATTCAACAAGATTCCTCCGGAAAAAATAACCGTTTCCAGATATTTTGTATTGGCATCCATCAAAAGCCCGGCTAATTTTTCTGACCCGTATACTTGATACGCGATCTTATCCCAGGTATCTCCGGATATTGTCCTGTAGGTCATGTCAGCCTCCTAACTCAATGCCAGGCGTTTTTGCTGCCGAAAATATTGCTCGATTTGCCGATTCACCAGCTCTGCGATTTCTCTGGCTGTTTTCTCTGCATTTGCGTTGCCATTTACGGTGATATGATTTTGAATCGTCAGACCGTTCATTTGTCCAGAAAGCATGGTCTCCAATCGGGATAATGGCAGAACTGCTTCATTTTCTCCGCCTTCCCCGATCATGGCCAACGTCGGTTTTGTGGCGATCCCGCCTTCGGCCAATGTCGGAATTGTTGGAATATTCAACCCAAAATGTTTCCCGCCAACCATTGGTACCCAATCCGGTATATCAAACGCCAATTGATTGATACTGCTGATACCACTGTTTACGATTCCGATTGCGCCATTGATCCCACCTCGAAAGGCTCCGACGATCCCGTCTTTCATGCCGGTAAACAACGTCACCACACCCGATGCCAATTCTCCTGCTTTTGCTTTTATGGTATCCCAATTTTTATAAAGCAGCACGCCGACCGTGATCAAACCGCCAATGGCAGCGATCGCAATTCCTACCGGACCGGCCAGTATCCCAATGGCACCGGATGCGCCGCCGATCGCAGCGCCGATTCCACCAAAAACAGTTATGCCGGTTCCAACCAGCGGCACCAATACGCCCATCCCGCCTGCCAGGGTTCCTATTACAACGATTGCAGTTTTTACATTGGGATTTAAGTCAACAAATTGATCCGACATCCAACCGATCCCATCAGCAAGTAATTCCATGGCTGGAACTGCTGCTTCCAAAACTTCTGCCCCGATTTCTCCAGCAGAAATTTTCATACTGTTCATGGCTGCCTGTGCTCGGATTCCAGAATCTTCGGTCAAGGTATCCGTCATCTGCTGTAGTGTTCCAGCTGCGTCGCTGGCCGCGGAAGTGACATTTTGTAAACCATACAAAGTTTCCAGCGTCAGATCCTCGCTCATCGTTCCGAAAAGGCCCTGCGCAATTTGGAACGCAGCAGTCTGATCCCCCATTTCTGACAGTTCCTTCGTGACTGCGCCCATGACATCAGCAACGCTGGCATTTCCGATCAGCATTTCCTCATAAAGCTTTCTGGTAGGGCGTGACATCTGATCCATGGCATCTTCTGTGGTTTTGCTGCCATCTTTGATTCGAATGCCAAATTCTTTTGCCGCATCTCCTACTTTATCCAAATTCCAGGCCCCAGCGTCGGCTCCTGTCACCAGGATATTAAACATTTCGTCCGCCGAATAGCCAGCTGCTTTAAATTGCGGTCCATATTCGTTTAACGTATCCAGAAATTCTCCCGAATAATCCAGATTATTTTGAAAGCCATACGCAATGAGATCTAACGAGTGTGTCACATCTTCGCCAAAGGTGCCAGTCAACGTTTTCTGTACGCGCGCCAATTCCTGCGCGTCCACATCATACGTAAATCCGATCGTTGCGGCTCCCGCCTCCAGCTTCCGTTTATCTTCCTCCGACAAATCGCCTGCAGAGCGTTCAATCTGCGATATGATGTTGTTGGCCTCTTCCAGGCTGCCGACAAGACCTGACGCATAAAGTTCTTTCGATTCTGCCTTTAACCCCTGCATTTCATCAGCCGTCGCACCTACCTGAGCTTGCAATTTTGCGAAGCTCATTTGGTTTTCTATGACAGCATCGGTACCGATCGCTGCACCGATCACGGCGCCGATGGAGCCGATCGAGGAGGTCGCGTTATTTGCCGCCTCCCGAAACCCTTCTGATAGCTCGCGGCCAATGCCAAGTGCTGAACGGGTGGCGCGATCTACCGCTCTTGTGAAGGTTCCATCGACTCTGCCACCAATTTGCATTAAAAAATCATATACTGTTCTGTGCCCTGCCATCTCAATTTCCCTTCATTTCCCGATACGTTTTTAACATAACGTCATAGAGATATAACATTTCTTCAACCGGCAAGCTCCTGTAATAATAAAGCGGCGTATTGGTGTGGATCGCCAACGCCATGCAATATTTTTCGTAGAACGCACTGTTTAATGTTAAGGCCTGCCATTTAAAAAATTTACAACTGCGTATTTCATGCCCGACATATCGGAAAAAGATACTTTATCAAAAAATTCTGCTGGCAGACCCGTTGCCTTCCTCAAAATCGCACAGCAGCCTACCGTAGAGAATTCCATATTAATCAAGGTCTGGCCATGCGTCTGCACTTCTTTTTCGATCTCACGCAAATCTTTTGTGGTGAGATTTTCAATATTGCCAAAATCCACTTCTTGATAGGTTTTCCCTTCAAACTCAACGGGCTTTCTCAGTTTATAGCTATGTTCTCTCATGGTTCTGCTCTCCTTTTCTGGTTTCTACATGCCTTTTCTGGCTTCTTCTAAAAGATCCACACCATTCACCCGGTAAACATAATTCAGTTTATCGATCTCCAGTTTTTCTTCATCATCCAAAAAGATTTTCAAATAGGTGGTTTCAATGGTGTTGCTGCTTTCCATGGTGGAAGCTGGGGCGAAACTTCCGGGATTTAGGCCTGCCGGCATGCCCCCAATCACGACCCTGCAGCGTTTTGTCGCATATCCGCCGGTGGCCTGATCCTGCACCTGTATGCTGCCCCTGGCTGTCAGTTGCTCGCCACCCAGATTTAAGAGCGAAAAATTGGTGTCATATAAAACAGGCGTCGCAATTTCTGTTTGCATGGAACCGAAATTGCCAAGCACCGGCACGTCAATTTCTCCTGCAATACCAGCACCGCTTAACGTTGTTGTCATCATCGCGGCTTCCGGCAACGTGATATTGGCAATCCCAACCAGTCGATTACCCGTTCCTATATATAAATTAAATCCAATCAGCGTTTGTGGAATTTTTTCCATGGTTTTCCCTCCTTATTCACTTGCCAAGGCTTGCGTTAATAAGCTGACATCATATTCCAACACATTTGTGATAGATTGAGCTGGCGGGAACGGGGTGTATTTTTGAATAAATTTTATATTTCCAGCCAAGAGTTCTGTGGCCGGATTCATTTCCTCCCTATAAGTTATGGAGGCCCCTGCCAAATATCCCTGCGCCTGCAGCGCATTCAACCGGATATTTTCCGTATCAATCACACTGTCAATTAACCGCCGGTTCATGAGATTATCTACTTTTTGAAAAAACGTCAAGGCAAACGTATTTCCCTGCCAGTCAAACATCCTCTTTACCGATAAAAAAGCGTCTTTTACATCGGTATTTGTGGGATAAACCGCCGTATAGTTTCCCCAGAGTCTAAAGCCGTTGATATTGATCAAAGTGGTCACGCCATTGCTATTTAACAGATTGGCCTGATCCAGATCCAATACGATTTCCGTGCCGTCTCTTAAAACTGCCGCTGTAGCATTGCAAAGTTTATTGGAGGGGCTTGTCGCCGGATTATTTCCGTTTGCTGCATCTATGCTGGCAGTCAGTGCTCCGGCCACGCTACTCAAATGATAAAGTTTCTTGCCAATCGCCTGCATTGGCCATAAGACATACGCATTTTTATCCACATAGTTTTTACTTTTCCAGGCGGCTACCTGTTGGTAATCCCGGACTTCTGTTGTATCGGCATCTAAATACGTCATGCAGTTAAACATCCCGTTTAATTTTTGTGTCTTGGCAATCAGCGCTTTTCCCACTGCAATATTTTGTGACCATTTTGGCGCTAATAAGATGCACGGGGTCAGCGTGAGTGTCGGGTATACATTGCGAATAGCCTCAATGCCCGCCAGAATATCTTTCTCTTCCACCATGGCAGGATTCAAAATATCGTAATTTGCGGACAAGGATTCTTTTTCCGTTTTTAACGTGATCACGGCCCGATCATCGCTGTCAAAAGCGATGGTGTAATCTTCGTTAATTGTAAGTATCGTATCTCCGCTCTTTACTGCCACGCTGGATAGGATTACCCCCTCATCCGGTAAAATGGCTTTTAATTCTGTCGCCATAATTTCCACATTTTGTTTTTCCGTTTTGTGTCTGCTGGGGTCTAACACATTGATAAATACCACCGGTGATACCGCAAACACCCGATAAGATAGATCCATGCATTCACAAAGCGTATAGTTTTCAAAATCATCCGAATATCCCAGCCGTTCCTTGCATTCATCAAAAGAATATGCCGCTATCGGCTTATTGACAGCTTCAGGATTTCCTAAATGAATCGGCGCTGTGCCCACTACAACTTGAATCGCACTCTCCGCCACTACCGGCGTAGTGATGGAAGTTGGATTCTGCTCTACGTAAATCCCATGCTTTATTTGTGCCATATTACCACTCCTCGTTTACATAAACATTCGCCCCTGTCCACTCCAGCTGTGCTGCTCCATAAAAGAATGGATAGGTGTCCTCATCATCAAATACAACTCTGAAGCTGGCTAACACATATTGCCTGCTTTTGGTATATCGGCGTTTACGCAGCTCTATTCCAATTCTCTCGAATAGATTCAACAGATCGCGAAAGCCCTGCATCGTTTCATCATCATCCCAAATGCAGCCCGTCAGCGTGATAGAGATTTCTGTGTGATCGGTCGGGCTAGTTTGCCCCATCTCTTCTGCCCGGATCAATACAAAGGGAGCGATCTTCCCATCGCTCCCCATTGTCTCCTTCGGCAAATTTTGGAGAAACAGGTTCACTGGTACCAAGCATCCATCATCTTCCCGTTTTACTCTAAAATCTTTTAGGATATCCTCTAATTCCAGTTTTAAATCATCCAATAGAGTGCTTACTGTCAAGATACCTCACCTCTTCTGACCTGCTCGATAAGTCCCTGCAATCGTTCGATCAGCTTATCCTGTGTGTCCTTGTAGATCACTTCAACTTCATCCGCTTTTATCATCTGTGCCATCGCCAAACCTGTGATCTCGGAAATTTTTGCATTGTGTTGATTGATCCCGCCTCTTTTAGAACGGCGGCTTTCTATAACGCCTGTATCCACCCGCTCAAAAAATCCAACATGCCCGTTTTTCATTTTTGCAACAAAGCCTTTTTTGAACGGCGTTCCTTTGCCGCCTTTCATTAAGCGCAGTTTGTGATATTTTCTTCTTCCAAGATGCGTTTCGTTTTTTTGGGACAAAGAATAATCGTAGGCTGCAATTTTATACCGGCCAGAGCCCGTTGCACGAATTATAGCTGTAACCGACCTGCCCTGGGTAACGCTCACGCGCAAACCATCTTTCAGGTCTTTCTGTTTCATCGTATAATAGGCAGTCATTGTTTTTAACAGCGCTCTTCTGGCGGCGGTTCCCTGTCGTTTTACTTCGCTGGCCACCAATCTCTTTGCCTTGGGCGTAAGATGTCGCAGTTCCCTGCTTAAACGCTCCACCGCTTCTTCCCGAACCGTTACCTCCAAGCCCGATCACCCAGCCTTTTCAAGACTACTTGCAAATTATACACGCCATTCACCGATTGTACCGTATATTTTTCCCCGTCAACGATAATGACCATATCTACCTTCACCTCGCCCGGTAAATCAGTTTTGCGGACATATAGCACCAAGTCCGCGCTGAAAATACCCGGTGCATCTTTTCCGCCAAACTGTGCAGTTATCGTGCTATCCTTGATCGCGGTCACTGTTATGCCATTGATATTCACATCCATGCCTAATTCGTCTGGATTGAAAATAACCTGGTCAATGTCCTGCCGGACCATTTCTTTGAAGTCCGTCACTCCGTTGTCCCAGCTTCTTGCACGTTTGTGCTACCATTGATCTTTACATACGCTTTTGTGTCAGCGCTTTCTTTTGGACACACGGCCCAGCCTGCCACGATATCTCCGGCCGTTTTCGTAACGTTCCCGTCAGTATTCAAATAGAGCGTATCTCCAATGGCAAAAGCTGTGCCGGAATCCGAATCCATCTCATAGATCCCCTCGATCCCAAGGCTTCCCATTGCTCCTGTCGGAATTGTTTCTAATGCAACTCCAATTTTCCCGCCTAAATTGACCACATCGCCGTACTGAATCGTTTCTGCGGTATCATTGATATAATCAATTGCATTCCCATCCTGATAAAATCTTGCCATCATGACTTCCTCCTTATTTTCCTGCATTTTTATAAAGACCACGATAATCAATGACATCTACACCGTAATCCATATAGATCCGGTATTTAATGCCTAGAAAATCAAATCCGACCTGACTTTCCAGTTTCGGGGCCGGATCCCCATAGAGATAGGACACCATGATCCCGTCAATATCTGTCGGATCAGCCGCCAAGTACCATGCTTTCGGGTCTGTCAGTTCGGCATCCACAATAATTTGTAACGCATTGCGGAACACATTGGCTACGCCGCTATTAGCGCCGTTCGGGTCAGCTGTAGACTGCATCAACTGCATTGCTGCAACCTCCAATTCCGGCGGCACGATCAAATATTTTGGACTGATATTCAGTCTTTCTTTGCCACGTAAATTGGTTTGTTTGCGCATAGCTGTTTTTGCTGCGCCCAAGCTGGCAATGCTCAATTCTGCTCCCGTTTCAGCTACATTGTTGTGACCGGGATCAAACAAATTTTTCCCGTCATAAATTTTCCCATTGGCTGCTAGTGTCTGGTAAACCAACTTGTTCAATCCACGATAAGCAGCTCTCACATAAGAAGCCGGAATTTTTGTCAGCATATCCAGGTCGTCATTTACTAGGGCCTGTCTGGTAAAGCCAAATTCACGTCCGAAAGTTGCCACCTTTCTAGTCGCTTTTTGATTGGTTCCTTCGTCAAATTTGAATTCTCCATTCTGCGTTAATGGTAAGAGTTCGCCTGCCTCGGAGATCTGCCATACTTCCCCCTCTTTGAAATCGTTCACAGAGCCGGTTCCTGTCCACGCCTGAAAAGTCGTGCTCATTGCGCTGTAAGCTGTGGCCATGGATTTATGAACGGCGGTAGAAAGAATCCCTGCAAAAGCGCTGTCTGGCGATAAGGCCCGTTTAAATAACTCCGTGTCATTCAAACGATGTGCTCCGGAATAGCCGGTTTTGGCCACACAATCAACGGCTAAATCTCTTAGGCGCATTCCCCGCATTTCATTTGCGCCATCTGCTGGCTTTTCTACAGCAATCCCACCGCGCAATAAGATGGCGTCTGCTGCCGCTTCCCGATATTTGTGGTCTTCATTTTCTGAAATTTGTACCCGCATAGGTGGATTTTTCTTTCTTAATTCCTCTAATACAAAGCTGCGAGCCTCTTCCACTGTTCTTCCTTCTTCGATCAAGGTTGTTGCGTCGAGGCCAAAATCTCGGCACATATCATGAATTTGCTTTACTCTCGAGCGTTCTTCTGCCAGAATTTCTTCCGGCGTTCTGACTTTCGCTTCCTGGTTCTGATCTGTCGGTTTATTTTCGTTTCCCATTTTTGCATCCTCTCTTTCCTGTGTTTGATTTTCTGCACTACGTCCTACTCCAACTGTATCATCCGCCGGCACTGACACAACGGATACCTCTAACGGCGTCCATCTGGTAACAACGCGGCAAGGGCCTTCAAAACGCCCGTTACTGGATAACTCTCCCGCTGCGACATCTTCATAGCGGTCAATACTATATGCGAGCGATACGCCTTTTAAAGATCCGCTTTTCACCTTTTGAAAAATCACTTCGCTTTGTGCATCGTCATCAAAAACGATATCGCAATAGGCTTTTCTGCTTTCACTGTCTAAACGGGCATTTTCCACCCGTCCAATCACATAATCCCTGTCATGATTGAACAGTGCTGTACCAATCTCCTGCAACCGTTGTAGATTCACGCACTCTGCATCCAAACATAAAATTTCCGGCCCATACCAGCGACCAACTGGCTTTTCCGAGGCAAATGACAAGGAGGCTCTCCGCCCACCTTCTTCAATCTCCCGAAAGTCAAGGGGCTGCGCCCGTTTCATGATCTCCATTTCCATCCACTCCTAGTTTTTTCATATATTCCAGCTCTTTTTGCCGCTGCTCCAGAACTTCCCGCCAATCCAGCCCACGTTCTCCGCAAACTCTGGATAACGTATCAAAATTATTGTTGACTGCATTCATATTAGCGCTGACCTCTTTTAATGGATCGATCCAGGACCAGCCCGGTCTGATCCACTCATGGCGCAAATACTTCTCCTTGTGCTCCCAAAAGTCGGGAATATCTACAAGGCCATTTAATACGATACTGATCAAAAAACTGCTATAAACCTCCTGGCAGAAATGTTCAATGATAAACTGCTGATATTTCCCATAGGTTTTCTGATCCTCCAAAAGTCCTTGCCGGGCGCTAGAATAATTGACCTGTGACATATCGCGGCTCACGACCTCATAGCTTAGTCCCTGACCGCTTCCAGCGAGCCTCTGCTGTGTTACAATAAAATCTTTTGCATTACTGGCCTGTCCAGACGGATTGACCACGACCACGTCTTCTCCGGTATTTAACTCTTGAATCATGCCCGGCGCCAACATCCGCTCCTGATAACCGCTCTGCTTATCTACCGTTACGCCTCGGCCAAACGTGCCAGGATTATTTTTCTTGATAAAAACAGACAGACAGGCAAGTACCCGTTCTTTGACAGAAATTGCCGTCATGTATTCATTCATATCCCGAATACGGCCAACAGTACGGGCCATGGGAGAAATTTCTCTGATTTGTGTGGGCCGTTTTTTCTCCCAAAGAAAAATCACACGGTCAGCTGGAATCCGCTCCCCTTCTCCCAGATAATAACCGTCAATGGTGTATTTCCTGAAATAATAAGCAACCGGTTTCCCGTATGGGTCAAATTCGATGCCATCTACAATTTTTCCGCCATCGGGCTTTTGTTTGATGATACTAGTGTCCAGCTCGTCAACCTCTTTTGCCTGCAGGCGGAAAGAATATTTTCCACCGGTATAGACCTTTATGAACAAAATCCCTCCGTCGTATAAAAGCCGCCGGATTGCCATCGCCTGCATTTCCTGAAAGCTCTGCTGTCCTGATGTGTCGCAATAGCGGGGTCTGGACCAATCGCGCCATAGTTCCTCAATTTTTGTATTTAAGGCTTCATTCTCTGTACCGTCTTCATTTTTTATTTTTGCCTGCAAACGAATGCCGGTGCCAATGACATTTCGTTCAAAAGCATCGACCATCGCTTCTCCGATATCAGAATTACGCTCCAAATCTCTGGATTTTGCGCGAATTAAATCACGGGCAGCACGATCTGTCTGCTGTGCTGCAGCATTGACTGGCATCCATCCCGGATCTCTACCACTCGGCCCCGCATCATAAAAGCGCATAGCCTCCCGCCAAGCCTTTCTTTCATAGCCAGCCCGTGGATTAATGGCCGCAATGATTTTATCCAATACATTCATCCTATCACCTCCCTCCGGTATAAAAAATACGCACCCAATACAGATGCGCACTATCTACCAACAAACTTTCCGATATAAATACTGCCGCCATTTAAAGCTGCAGTTTCTTCCGCCACTTTTTTCTCCAGTCTTTCCCGCTCTGCATAAAGCGTTGCAAGACTCGCTTTTGTCACGCTCTGATTGCCTACTTTATAGGACTGAGCTCCACTTTGAATTGCGGAAATTGCCTGATTGATTTCTGCTAATTGCGCTTGACTTGTTATCTTAACCACCCCTTTCCACCAGGAATCCAGCTATTCTGAGGCTGCGTCATTGGGTGCTTTTGTACCTTTTTCTTTTGCTCGACTGCTGCTGCTTCTTTTGAGAGATACCGCACGTTCAATAAATCAGCCGCTAATGCCGCATATACTTCGCAATCCAAATAATGATTATCTATATGGGCGCTTTTTTTCTGCCATTCCTCTGTTTCTTTGCCATTTTTAATTAGCAATACTTTTTCTTCTGCACAAATTTGCTCTGCATAATTTCTGTCGCAACCTTGGTAGACCATCCAAGAGCCTACCCCGTTGGGTCTTTTGATGCGGGCAGAGATCATGTCCTTATAATAGCTGCCATCTACCAGATAAAGCGTCATGCCATTGGCCGCGCTTTGCCCTTTATCTATTACGGACCGGCTATAGGGCGCTGTCAGTTTTCTGGAAGAACCTTTCACCGGAATCGCCCATTCCTGATTGTAGGCACAAAACTGATATACGGTGTCAGTCTGGTCGCCGCTATCGACAGCGCAAAGATTGATAATATATTCTGCGCCCCCAGGGCTAAAAAATCTGGTATTCATGACATTCTCAACTTGCTCCCAGCTCTCACAGATTCCATGGGTAATATTCCAGCTGGTCATACCGTATCCCCAGGCGCGTACGGTATAATACATAGAGTCTTTTTGTACATCGACACCGCCGGTTAAAAAAACTGCGTCGTTCGGAACGACAGCTTCTTCATACGTGCTTTGGCGCTCCAAAATGCTGTCGCTGTTAATTTTTATTTTTGTATCCTCCCATGGTTCCGCAAGCCAAGAATTTACAAAGTTCATTAAAAGCGCCGGATCGTCTTTTGATTTTAAGAATTCATAGGCAACCTCTCCAAAACGCACCCATGGGGAATAAATCGTATTGATATGAAAGGCGACAGAGCTTACATGACGTTTTTTCTGTTTTGTCTGCCAGCGACCCCCAGCAAGCATTTGCGGCTTGTGCTGATCTGTAATGATCCCTTTGCAATTCTCGCAAAGATAATAAGCCTTTTCTTTCACTTCTGTAATATCCTGCAATTCTGCTGGCCATTTCACCTGTTGAAAGCGAAATGTTTGGTAATGGCCACAATGGGGGCAGGGGACATAATATTCTCTTTGTTCATCGGCCTGTTGCATCGCTCGCCAAATATTGCCGTTTTTATAGGTTGGAGTGGAGGTCATAAATGTTTTCTTGTTTGTGGTAAAGGTTTTCTGGCGTTCCTTCGCTAAACTGATCGGATCGCCTTCTTTTCCTGCAAATCTATCGTATTTATCCACCTCGTCCAAAATCAAATATCGAATCGGGCGGCTGGCAAGGCTGGCTGGGCTGTTGCTGCCTGCAAGCACTGCATACATACCATCAAACTGCAATTCTAAGATCTTGGTTTCATCATCGACATATTTTTCTTTTAACACCGGCGATAATCGCATCATCGGCTGGAGTCTGTTTTTTGATGTATATTCTGCTAATAGGATCGTAGGATATACGATTAAGGTCGGACTCGGGTCCTGTGCTATGATATATCCCAAAATATTATTGGCGGCCTCCGTGCCGCCGATCTGTGTGCATTTGCAAAATATGATTTCTTCAATAGCCGGATCAGTAAACGCATCCATGATCCCAATCAAATATGGCGTGACTGCATTGCGCCAGGGCCCCGGCGCAGCTGATGTTTTACTGTCCAATACCCGATTTTTTTCTGCCCATTCGGAAACCGTCAATTTGTCCGGCGGCCTTAAAATATGCAGCGCTTCTTTTATCCAGCCTGGTAAATCACCTTTTTTTGAAGGTGCCATGTTCACTCATCTCCCGCAACAAATCTGCTGTCGTATCTGTCAGCTGTTTTTCTAATCTTCTAGCTGTTTCCGGCTCCAAATACATACTGGCCTGTGCCATAATGGTTCTCGGCATCGCCAATGCAGAACGCTTAAACGATATGAGAAACTGTTTTAATTCTCGGACTGCCTCGTCCCGCTCTATGTATTCCCCGCCTGTGATCTGCTTTTTCAAATCCGTAAAGTCCCGCTGTACTTCTTTCAATTCAATTTCCACCTGCATCTTGCGGGACTTTAAATCTACGTTCTGATTGACCTGTAAATCCCCTGAAATGCCAATGCCTTTTTCTGTCTCTCGCCATTCTAGCACATCCCGTAGACTATACCAGCCTTTTCGCAACTGCGGGCATCCGTCTTTTTTATACTTTGAGAGCATTTGACTGCTAATTCTCAGGAAAGCGCAAAGGGCACTGGTTGACAGTAGAATGTCATCGTTTTCCGCTTTTACTTTTTCAGCCAAAATTATCAACTCCCAACCGTGTTTTTTTTCGTTCAAACTGAGTCATTTCTCGGGGTCATCTGTACCCGCCTCTCCCCCATGCCCTGGGAAGGACCCATGGGCTATCTTTTCTCTTCTACCTGTCCGATTCGGACAAAATTGCATGAAGGCGACACTAGCTAGGGCATCTTATTGAAACTATGTAAATGCGGCTGGATGAATGCCTTCTGTGCGCCTTCGGGCCCATATCATCCTGCACAGCTCGAACTTGCCTTTGCTATGCGCCGCAATGCTATATGATGACAGCCGCAGCTATCCAATAGCCAAAATGTGCCCCTTGCTGGAATTGAACCAGCATAGCGATAGCTGCTAGGCTATCATTGCTAGCACCTGCAGAGGCATACAAAAAGAGCCACCGAAACCGGTAGCTCTCTATCTCTGGTATCCTGGCAGTAAAGTCGGCGTTTACTTCTGCCTTTTACCACAGTTTATAGTTTAGCACATTTTTTAGTCTCTTTGTGTCGCCTCTTTATCTTCCCCAGATAATTTTTTCAATATTTTAGCGTGAATTTTATGCATCCATTGCCAACTATAATTCATTTTCGCTGCTACATCAACCCACTCCAGGCCATCGATATACCGATACCGCATCAGCAGCCTCTCATGCGCTGGCAAAGATTCTATCTCATCTTCCACTCGTTTCTGCTGGATCAGCAGTTTTTCTATCTTCTGCTGATAGTACAGTATCAGCTTCTCTATTCTGGCCAGATTATCTGTTATCTTATCCGGTGAACCAGAACCGGCAGGCGCACCCGTTATTCTCGTTGCACCGA